GCGCGGCGGACTGATCCATACGCAAGAGGGTAATCGAGAAAATCCCCTTCCATCGACGGAATGAGATCAGCTATGCCTTCGGCATTGGATGATGGAAATATGCAATCTGGAAGAGGATTTGACATATGATCACCGAAAATTGGATTAAGCGTTGACCGTTAACTACTATCTGGGCCCTTGGCGTCTCCGATGTAGTTATAGCTGATGCGATGCCTACCACGAAAAGGAATGCCAACAGAACAATAGATATTGGTTTCATGCAATGCCTCTCGATTTTCTCATGATTGCCAAAACAACGAATGGGTTTGTCTTGTACTTCCGGACCCATGCTCGCGGCTTCAACTGACGGCCATAGGCATCTGTAAAGAGGAATTGATCCTCTCCATAGGTCTTGATCAAGGCCCGGATGGCGGCATTGTTTGGGGTGGCCCCCACTATGATATCATCTGGCTGAAGAGCAGCCGTCTTGATGCCCTTCTTGACTTCGTCCCCCCGGAGCACATTCCAGGACTTGATGAGCCGAAGCACGTTGATTTTAAGGGGAAGGAGAGCCCCGGTGGGCAGGTATTTCTCCTTCCCGCCCCAGGGCACGCACCCCTCCAGCCAGTCCTTTTCACCATCGCCTCCTCTCTGAAATGACATCGTTAAATCCCTCCCATCGGACCAACGCCGGTTTCCGGATCATAAGCCATCTCTGATCGGCGATCAAATGCTTCCGTCTCATTCAAGAGCCCGAAGTCTTTCTTTACTTGTTGACCAGATAGCTGTAATATCGTATCCAGGCTGAAGTTGCCCGATCCATCCAGTTCTCTGAGCTTCAGGGCCCGCGCCTTGCCTGCATAGGCGATATCAATGTCCTCCGAGAACTGCCCGTTGCCCCTGATCGAGACATCAATAGCAGCGTCGGTATATACCGTCTCAGTGACTTGCACAAGGCTGTCGTTGGTTACTTCGGTGATGATCTCTTCAGTGGTCTCTATTGTGCTTTCTCGCTGGAGATCAGCCGTCCCATAGAAGTCCGACGCATCCCGGACCCTTAGATTGTATTCTGGCGTCCGGGCCAAAAAAGAAGCTTCCATTTCTGCCTGGAGACCCTGGAATACGGAGGAATTCCGGCTGTCTGACAGATCAACCTGCAAGAACAGTTCACATGGGCCTTCAGCACTGGCTGCCAGCTTATGGGCCGTGCCCTCCGAGTAGCTGGAGATCATGCCATTGCCGGTATAGTTGCCAGCCAGATGGACATCAGCCAGCGCCGGAGCGGCACAAACGAGTATAAGCCACCATATTAGAGGGCTTATTATTTCTGACAGAACCATATAAAATCACTTATAATTAAACAAGGAAGGCGAGCGGAGTTTAATCCGCTCCTGGGCCTCCAGCGCCGCCTATGCCGTCCATCTCGGACTTTTGGACTTGCATATCTCCAGCCTTATCTGCCACGGCTACGGCAGCATCGATCTGAGCGCCCCAGTAGGCTTTCATTTCCAGCAGATTCTTTTTGCAGTGCTCCAGGTCCTCATTGGTCCACCCGGAGGGCTTGGCTGCAGATACTCCGTTGCCCAGGACTGCAATGGTCCGCTCCACAGAGACACCCAGCTCCCTGAGTCCTGCCCCCAGGAGAGAGTTTATGGTCCTGATCGTCACATTCTCCAGCTTTCCGGTCCGGAAAGCCTCCGGCTCATTAGGTCTTGCCATTTCTAAAAACTCCGGTGCTAATATTAGCACTATTATTTTTTCCGGATAATTGTTATTCGTCGACAGGGGGATTGATCCAGCTCCACCAGTCTGGCATCGATGAGTGATCGCAAAAATAGGAGAGCAGACCGATCCCAGTCCTGGCCTCGGATGATTTTGGCCCAGTCCAGATCGGTGGGCTTCATTTCATCCTATCCTGTATAAACTTCTTGATATTTTCCCGGTTATTGTTGAGCGCATCCCTGCCCGCGTGGGCTTTCCTGCCACTCCGAGAGGATGGGTTGGTGGGGTCTGGATGGCGCAAGGAATCATCCAGCTCCTGGCGGATTGCATAGGGGCCTGTGGAGGAGACTATGACCCTCATTTGGCTAGGTTGATCGGTCACAGTGAGGCTGCTCTCCAAGTCTCCGGTCGCGTGGGGGATGGTGTTGCCCCATTCCTTCAGCACAATCTCGCCGGCCTCATGAAGCGCATCCATTGCCGCGGCCTTCATCTTTTTCTGCAAGGCCTCAGGATGCCACTTAATTTCAGCCAAGGGCAACCGACCTCATAGAGCCATCATAGGCAGCTCCCACCAAGCCAAGCACAGGATAGTCCCGGGACTCAAAGGTGATGACATCCCCGGCCTCTATTTCGGCCCCGGTCTTGCATATGGCCTGGCAGTGCAGCTCATCACCTTGAGCAGTCCGGACCACTTTGGACCCGAAGGCCCATAGGACTGTGATCGTGCTGCTGGTAAAAATGTCATCGTCTCCATCATTCCCAGTCTTGTGCTTCCATGTGACTGATACGCCATGAGCGGCCAGGTAAGGCGTCAGCAGGCTCATATTATCGGCACGCTCCGGGCGATGTATCGGGAGAGGAGACGATGGGCATCGGCGCTGCGAAGGCCATATCTGCCCAGGCCTGCGCCAGCCCGGAAGGTCTCAGACAGGATCCCTGGGATCTGGTAGCTCTGCACCCCCGCCTCCTGGAGAGCTGCCCGGCTGGAGCCGCCGCCTGCCTGCTCCAGGTATAACGCCAGGGCCTCCTCGCAGCAGGCGTTTTTGACCGCCTGAGGGACTTCTGCCTCGCCAGTCAGCTCATCCATATCATAGCCTTCCCGGTACTGCCGGGGAAACTGGAGGCTCTGAGTCCCATCAGTGAGATACTTAACTCCGCGCAGGGGCAGGGCATCGATGACCTTTGTGGATCGTTTTAAGTACCAATCCTTTTCGTCATCGGAAAGAGCAGACCATCCCGTGGTCCGAGGATCGCCAAGAAAATAAGCATCCGATTCGGAGGCGGACATATACGCATCTGTAGCCTCTACAGTCCCCGATTCTTCGTAAACAGGCCCCAGCTCCAGATCCATATCCGCCGGGTTAGAGTCGTCAGTATCAATGACTACATAGCGTTTGACCATGCTCCACCTCAGGGATAGACGATAGACGGCCAAGGGTCGGTCTTGGCCTTGATTGCCGTTACTATGCCATTGATGTTAGTGTATAGGTCAGTGGAAAATAGGGGTATGTGCATGGGTGTAGGCACCACCCCGCCACCGCTTACCATGATAACCATATCCCGAGCGGGCATCAGGCAGCTGGATCTCATAGATGCCTGGCATATTGGTGGCATCTACCTCTTTGAACCGGCATTTCCCGGATGTCGGAGCGGCGAAGGTGCCCAGGGTGCTGATGTCCTCAATATTGCCATCCGCCTGCTTATAGACTGTGGCAGATGCTTCATTATCTGCCCTGGTGGCAATGATTAGGCCTGAAGTATTGTAGGTTAACCCGGTCTTTCCCGAGCCGTCTGTTTTGGTGTTATCGCCCAGGAAGACCATAATACAGTTACTATTTTGATCAAAAGTGATTACATAGCTCATGCTAGACCTCCTGCCATGCTTTTCAGGCCACCGCTCATGAATTGCCTGACCACAGCGCCGCTGGGCGTTTCTGGCTCAGATCCAGATTGATAATCGCTCCAGATGCCATCAGTGTGCCACAGATCGAGTCCTGAAGTCTCGGAATGCCAGACAACCGGGCCATCGACATGCCACCGATCCAAGCCGCCGTCAGTCGCCATCTATCCTCAAGAATAAGTTAGAGTGTCGGCATATACTGCGCCAGCCGTCCCATAGACCTTGACCTTCAGCACTAGGACCCCATCAGCCGCTATCTGGCCTGCCGTCGCCGTCATTTCCTGGGCAACGTAGGATGTTGTCATTGTCTTCGTCGTCGGGCCGACGATCAGGACACCATTGTACCAGAGTTCAAGTTCAACCGTGCCATTGAAGCTCGCGTCGTCCTTCATCTTGATAGCGACAGTCCGGGCAGTTGCAGCGGTGACAGGCACATTGAAATCCTGCTCGATCCAGTAGGTTGCGCTTTTCGGGTTGAATTGCAGGCATTTGCCGCTGCCGCCCTCGGCTTCGGCGGTGTTGTCCTGGGTATAACCGCCGTAGAAATATACCCGATTCCTGGCAGTTCCGCCGGACTCTATTTCACCGATAGCCACTAACCGCGAACCATTGCCGCACCAACTGCCTTCTTTGAATACATTCGTATATGTAGATTCATCATGCGTGCAATTACACATCAATGCGCCGGAAATATATGTGCAATTAAATATATCTAACTGAGTATTGCAATCGCATCCAACGAACGATACTTTTAAGGCATTACTTGCTGTAAAAACGTGCCCTACTCCCTTGAATTGGCATGTGGATATAATCACATCCGCTACCTGAGTGGTGAAATATATTGCCGACTGCCCAAACCCGACAAACCCCGAATTTGATACCGACAAATTTCGTGATGTCGAAGTTGGCGCATATATCCCGAAGACATTGCCGCTGCCCGTAAACAGCGCGTTATTTATCGATAAAAAATCAAATGTGTTTACATAAAGTCCTGCATAATACCTCAAAAATCCTATCTTATCGATGCTGAGATACGATTTTGATGAAATCCGGAGGCCGTAGCCTTCATATGCCGTTCCAGTTTGCGTGAAGTACGTATAGCCCGTCTGTGATGGCCCG